TGGGAACGAAAGCCAAGAGGCTCCGACGTTATAAAGATTGAAGGAGAACGCCGGAGCGTCGTATTTTATATAGCGTCTTCTCGCTCGTTCCTCCTCATCATGGTCCTCCAATAAAAGGACAATAACATGATGGAACAATTGTGGGTGTTTGATAAGCTTTCCAGGTTTAAGGGAACCACAAGTAACCTAACCGGCCATATCTTATCAAAATTGGGGCAAACATATTTATGTGTTCACATACATACTCATGTGGTGTATGAGTATGGCGTCGCAGCGATGAAATTCATCAAAGTGAAATCCTCCGCAGTTGCGGTGAGCTCACTCGCGACATAGGTTGCTGATGATGTACAATCCATAAAAACGGTGTATGTCCTCAATGCTCTTGGAAGAAACATAGTGGACATAGTAGGATCGTACACATCTGCGTTTGAAGGGGCACCAAACAAATTGTTGGTGTAACAGGGCACTTCGAACTCAATTCCAGAGTTCGTGTAAGGGATAAACTGCGTTGCCCCCCTGATACCAGTAATGTTGGAGTTACCGACCAATGTAAAAGTCGGCGTACTCGCTAGGTCAGGGGAGTCAAGCTGCACACTAATCATAGCCATAGTGGCCGGATTATGTCCCGTTATACGAATTCTTTTCCTGAATCCGCCTCGCATACCTAGGTATGAAGGTCGAAGGAACGACAACAGACTGGTTGCTGACGCATCAGTAGTGACTCCAGTCGGAGACGGCAGCAAAGGTGGAATGATCCTGGAGCGATATGCAACAAAATCGCCCGGATTAAATGCTGCAACAACTAATGTCTTACGGTCAGTCTGTGTGAATCGCTTCAATAACGCCCTAAATGAGAAAACTCTTTCCCCATAGTGCAATTGTGCTGCTCTGGTGCCGTCGGAACTAATATCGACTAGATCGACACACGGTCCATCCAATTGGGTGGTGGTGTCTCCCTGAGTCGTGATAGTGGGTAACAAAGACTGGTCAGGATAAGCGTACTCGATGTCGTCGCTGTAAACAGTGACGGCATAATCGACGCTATATCCGGCCGGTCCCACTAAATTAGTTATAGGTACCAGCGCAACCCAACCATTGGCGTAGTCACGCATAACAGAAGCAGATGAAGAATTGCTAATGCTGTTCTGTGACACGCTATCAGGGGCACATTGCTGATAGTATCTAGGCTGGGCCCATTTGATGCAAACGGAAACCTCTGTGGTAGTCTGCAAATCAATAATCGCTAAGTAATTTTTGTTCAACGATAAACCGGCCGATATCAATGAGAACTGATCACAGTTCGGCTCATAAAACACAGCAATTTTCCCTCTATGGAAAGATGTGGGGTAAAAGGTAAACACAAGTGTTATAGACCCACGCCACGCCTGGAAAGGAATAGAGGAATAATGAAGTGCTGTAGGTTGAACATAATTCTTACTAAGATTGACATATCTCCGATGCATCTGGGGCATGACGAAGGCTCTCCATATTGGAGTCATGGGAGTAGAGGAATAACTCCATGTCTGGAGATCAAGAAGAGACTCTCTCTTAGCAATTGCAGAAATCATCATATCATCTGTATCGCTCCCACATACTCTGGGATCGACAGTCAATTCTTGCTTAGGGTCCATGGTTATGCGGTGTCCGGTGTCATACCCAATCAGATTCGCTGAATTTTGGAAAGGTTCTACCCTAGCCCGCATAGGTTGAGTGGTCATAACTGGCAAAGACCATCCGAACAAGGAGCTAATGCTCGACATGGCGGAAAGAGCCATTGCACTAGCCCGCGCAAAAGGTGAAATGACTGGAACGGAACTCAAGGCCATAGCCACTTGACTAGCGGCGGTAGAATACTTCTCCACTGGGCCAGTTTTGCGTTCATCACCGTCTCCTTGAGTCGTGATTGTCATAACAGTGGCAGTTGGAGGTCCCAACTCAACATCTTCCAGCCATCCGTACAGATAATAATAAGGGTCAGTAGCGCCGCCCGTTGCTGAAATCCCATTCAAAACTCCAATAACTAACTCACCAAGATCGGCAATGTCATTAATGCTGGAAGCATCAGATAAAGCCGAGGGACTAGCATTATACAATCTAGCCGCTGGATTTGGCGCAATAAAAGGGACAGTCATCTCATAGGGTTTATTCAAACGTATATCTAACTTCATAGCGCCAGGAACCTGAGAGAGCCACTTCGAAAAATTGTTGCCATTTGCACCAACAGACAAATACATGTTATAAACAGCATTTGTTTTGGGTAAAGGAATATAGCTGACCAATAGGGAACCCTTATGATAAGGAGTGCCCGTCAAAGTCAACTTCAGGTGCAAATTGGCACGTATCATCGAATAGTTACGCAGTTTGGCTCTGACGGTGGGGTTCGCAAAATACAAATCCCACACATCATGATAGAAGCGCGTCGACAAAGGCGTAATGTTCGCAGTCGCCAAAAGCTGAGGGCGTGAAAAAAATGAATCCAAGTCCTCCTTACTATCCTTGTAAATGTGAACATTGCTCATTTTCATGATAGTGTTAGCTGTGGCTATCTCGGCATCAACATCAGTTAAAGTGACGTGTTTCTCTTCTCGCACTGACTCCTGAGGAACCACTTCCGACAACGACTGCGTCACCGCTTGCGGCAACTGAATTTTCTTCATACCCAGTGACAGGATGTTTAAAGATTGTTGCAGTGACACTATTTCAGAGTGGATATACAATGCTCTATCCACATCAGCCCGAAAATTGCGCTGGCAAAAGTAAGCTTCAGAGGTTTTTGAAACCCTAGCGGTCTCAAAATCCATGACGCCCTTTGACGCCTGTATAAGAGCATTCATCTTATTACGCATCTCATACGCCAAATCACTGAATTCCATCTCGGGCGGCACGTCAGAGTTATCCTCTTTCTCGTCTGAATCACTCTGGGGGGTAATTTCCATACCAAAAAGGTCATTCCACGTGAAGCGCTTCCAGAAACTGACACGCTCCTCACATGGCAACGAACCATCTGCACACCACTCCTGATGTCTAAGTAATGAATCATGGATTTCGGCAGCCTTAGGAATTTTCGAAAGGACGAGGTCCTTATCTACTTTCAACCATTTGGCTATTGCTCCACTGAGGCTGATCCTGATTGCCTCCACTTCATTGGGGGGCAAATGGAACAAGAGTTCTCTCATTGCACTGCTAGTGGTGCTAATTACCTGATTACCAAGCGTTTCATGCTTCGATGGGAGGATCCAATTAAGACTGCGCTTGATTGAATCGAGAGAAAGAGCCGCAACGACATGATCTCCGAACCACGAGCGGTTATACCACTTCCTTTTAAGGAAACTCGCATCTCGGGGATGGACAAACTTAGAAAGCTTTCCGTCTTTAGCGGCACTGGTATATTCCATCGATGTATTGCTTTTGATAAAATCGGCGTATGAAATGTTATTCATAAATTCGCCATGTTCTTCCTTAACAGCTACCAACACATCGTCTCCATATATCAGCGGACAACAATTCTCAAAGAATGTGCCACTCTCTCTGGACGTGTACCAATAAGCCATCAGCAATATAAGTCCCCTAAGAGAATTATCCTCAGCTGTACCGTATTTACCGGATGGCTGGTAACCGGGAACAACAAAAACGTCTTTATTAACGGACAAATATGGAAATATTTGATCCGTCAAAACTCCGGCTAACATAGCTAATGCCTCCTCATTGTATCCCATCTTTTGGCATACCTTATACACCAAAGAAGCTGACGCAATCGCTAGTTCGACTGGCATAGCCAGGTCGTAGCCACTATAGTCGCCTTCCATCCACTTCTGTGAGAAAGCTATCATTTTGTTCCACAGCTTCTCAGCTTGCGTGTGCATATTGACTCCGATGGCAATGCCAAAATGATGTCCAACCTCAACAATGGCTGAATACATCGGCGCCAAAAACATTCGTTGTACGAGAAGGCTCGGGAAAGAAGACGTGCAAAAAACGCGCGTCTTCCCCTTCAAGACCTTCTCAAGCAGTCTAGGCTCATCCTTGAGTTGACACTCAAAAATAGTCGGCACGTAATCACCACTCGAAAGGGCATTGAGCAAAATGTTGACATCTTTCTCCATTTTGTTGGAGAGTTTGGCCATTGGCTGATCGCCCTCAACGTAAGGTCTCTTACTACCGGGGTAACCAAAGCCACCCGCAGTACTAAGGTCAATCTTTCGGACGTAAACATCATCCGGAATGCCATTCAAGGCCTGTAGTGCCGTCAAAGGAGTCCATTTACCGCGTTGGTCTTCTGGGATCACAGCGACGAATCTATCAGCAAGTTCATCAACAATAGGCTGAAAGTTAAGAAGGCAAAAGCTCTTCTTATTAATCGCTACCTTCTCCAAGAAAACGTTATAAGGATTGGTGTATTTCCCACGTAAGAGTGTAGGTTTCATCACGGGAGGTGAATAAACTGAGAACACCTCTCTGGGAAAATGTTTCCCAAAGAGCATATCGACACTCTCAGATATGGGACTTGGTACAATCTCAGACGTTTTGTTCATAAGAACGGGTCCATTCAATTTGCCGTAATATTCAATAGCGCGGAGCTCTAAATAATGAACGGGTGACTTAGGAAGAGGAGCTTCTAGTTGAATAGAAGTGTCAGCATGAGACGCAATAGGCAGTATAGAAGACCACCTAGCATCAAGTTGGCAAATCCCCCTCAAAATCTGTTCACGAGTGAACTTAGGACCAAAGGAAAACTGCGTAGGCTCAGCAGCTGCACCATGTATGCCAATGAGGTAATCTCCGCCCCCAATTCGACAGGTGAGTGGCAAGCCACAATTACCTCCTTTGTTTTCCTCCCACTCATACATAACGGCATCATCCAAGATTATCTCCCCGACATTCTTGTCCATGAGCTTCACCTTGGTGGAAGTAAAACGTGTGGGTGTCAATGCGACAAAACCCGTCGCGAAGTCAGGATCTAGTCCGTCATTCAGCGAGTTCGTCAAATCAAGGAACTTTCGACATGGTATGCGTAACATAACCACATCATTCGCAATTTCAACGACATCTCCGTCCTCAAAAGCAAATTCTTGATACTTTGCATCATCCCTCTCAAAGGAAGCATACACCCTAATAGTGCCTTTTGCACTGCCACTGAACAAATGCTTGTTCGTAACAACATACTGTCCACGAACACCCAGTGCGTAAGCTCTATTAATCACTCCAGTGTGGGTCGAAAAGTATATCACATTCTTCATGGCACGCTTCGCAAAATCATCCAAATCTTGAGTGGATGTTGAAAGAACGTGTCTACGATCCCACACGTTATATGAATCCGTGAGAGCATTCTTCGTACGCGACAGCTGTAACCCTGCGCTTATCTTCTCTTCAACCACCTCGATTTTGGTATTAACTGGACCCTCCATCCTGCCATTTGACGCGATCTCAACCTTGGTATCACCTTGGGAATGACCGTCGAACTCCTCTGGTTCTCTGGTTGGCTTCATAACAAAAACTTTGTTGGGTGCAGGTTTCTCCTTAGTGAGAAAATCCTTGAGCAAAGCTCCGGATGCCATAAAGGTAGATGCTGCCAGAAACCACATAAGGTAATTTTGGCCGCCTCCTCCCCCAATGTCTTCTTCGGAGACTACCTTCGAAAACATGGCGCGTACACGACGGTACGCAGAACGCATCCTATGCATCGAATGGGAGATGTTATTGCCAAAGCTATGACCAGTGAAATAGAGGTAGCACACGTAGAGGAGAATCAGATCACACATTTTCACACAATACCATAGGTGCCTCAGTCCTACAGCACTAAGTGCCAGGGACAAGTAACCAGACAAATATGCATAAACAGCGACTGAAAATAAAACCGCCGGATGATTGTCTGTGATCCCAGCTATCGCTAATCCAAGCGTAACAACAAATGCCAGCGTAGAATCAAACAACTTTCTAGCAGCTGAAAGTGAGTAACACAATTTCTCCCTACACTCGGTGATATAGGCCCCGATCGGTGTCGAAAAATCACTGTCACCATGTGCCACAACTGGGTGACCATACATGCTGGAAACGATGTTCTGTCGGACACAACCAACACGAACCTCCTTCTCCAAATGTTTGGTATACAAAGAGCGCAACAAGTCACAATATTTATCAATATTGGAATTTTCATCCCTACCATCTAGTAAGGTAACTTCTTGTGTGCGTTTCTCATCAAGTGGCTGGTGCGCAACAACTCTAAAATACCATAGATCCATAGGACGATCAATGTTCCTCGTCTTCTCAGGATCGATACTGGGCGTACCATCCTGTCGGTACTCGGGTTTGACGATTGCCGTCACTGTGATCCATCGTCGCTTAAAGGCCGCGGGGTTATTAACCTGAAAGGGCAAATTCATATCCGACCTATTTGTATCGACTAAGACGAGCTCACAATAGAGCTTAGTCTTCCCCTTACCTTCAAATGCCATATCAGGATAAAAGGTAAGATTGTCGATGACAGAAGTCATTTCGATTAGACGTTCGTCCACGATACTCCTAGCCATCATTTCATGCATGGTGCCCATCTCCGAATAGAAGATATACGGATTAGTCATGGGGTCATAACCCTCCCAATATTTGCTAGTGCGACTGCGTGGATAGATTTGACTCTCATCAAACTCTCTGCCGCGAACTTCCGAAAAAATTGCGGCAGATACACGAAGTACACTACTCTTTCCGGTTCCCGGGGGCGAAGCAAAAACTATTGCGAAAGGTGTCATACGACACTCTCCTGCGATTCTTGCCTCTATATTGGATAGCAAACCCCCCAACTTAACGAGCTCTAACTTCAAGTCCACGGAACTACGCCTCCACGGAGACATGTTCTTGATAAAAATGGGAATGGACTTGACTACATCCCTGAGTTCGGCTGCGTAATCTTTAATATCACGATATCCTTCTTTTGGAAGGCCCGTGTAAAGATAGTCCTGCTGCACGTAGAGAAGTCGTATTTTCGACTCAAGCTCCATCAAAGGATCAGTAGCAAAGATAAGCTCCTTCAACGGGACGCCTTTCATCCAAGAATGAAAGTATCTCTCGATGATTGAAAGGGAACTTAACGAAAAATCGAGGAGTTCCAACGGATTGTGAATTTTCTCAGGGACTTTAACGTACTTGAAAAACTCTTTCGGCACAATATCTTTAAAGACTTTGATACTCAGGATGGTAGCGAGCAACTTATAACAGGCTTGCATCAATTCGCTATTCATGGTGCTTTGCAAAAAAGCACGCGTATCATCAATAAGACCGTGAGACACAATATCCGCCTCGTCCACATATCCAACAATATTGTATTGTTTCTTGTACACAAGGTTGTGCTTATGCAGAGCCCTGCATAGTCTGGCAAACTCGTCCTTCTCAGTTATCAACAAAGGGCGTATCATCAACGCAATGGACGATAGCACATTAAATGCTGCGGAATACTTGAAATCTTTCGTATCTATATGTCTACGAATAAAATTCTTGCAGATGATAGTCGTAGTATTCATGTCCCCCGAAAGGAGGGCAGTGAAAACATCTAAGACATCCATATAGAACTCGAACTTTTCAAGCATCTCCCTATCCTCGGCCGATAACAATTTACGGTCGCATAGAGCGGTGCCCAAAAACAACACGTTGTTGAACACGTCTGCCGTTTCACCAACGAGAGTATCGCCCATTCGATGAGCTGCCTGATCGAAAAACTTCTGAGTCGATCCCGCTATGTTAGCCAATGGATTGGCACAAGCCAGCCTATTGGCCAACTTGTGCCTTCTGAGACATGTGTAACAGAATGAACGATTGTCTTTCTTTTGTTCCCCGCGGCTC